AACAGTCTTAGTAACCATTGGTCTTCTAGTCGGTCTCAAAATATGGTCACCATACATTGTTGAAAATATACAGTGGTCATGGTTTGACTTTCTTCATCAACAAAAAGAAAAAGTTCATGTACAAGATATTGTTCTTGTAGACATAGATGAAAAGTCATTACAGAAGTATGGTCAGTATCCATGGCCGAGAAACATCTATAGAGACATACTCTTACAAACAGATCCAACAAACACACATGTATTCAATATTGTGTTTAGTGAACCAGATAGATTTGGTGGTGACTTAGCATTTGCAGAAGGACTTATCAATCGTCTAACGATCATAGGTTCTGCACCCACAACACAACTTGATACAGGTTCAGCACCTTATGTACCCACATCTGTATTTGGTGGTGGTTCAATTGAAGATTCTATTTGGAAGTTTCCAGGCATTTCATCACCCATACCCATACTCAGAGACAACACATATGGTGTAGGGGTAACTGTTTCTACACCTGCACAAAAGGGTACTGCAAACTTTGATGGTACAGTTCGTTCTGCACCATTACTTGTGATGGCAAATGATCAAGTGTATCCGTCAATCGCATTAGAGACATTGAGAGCATACTTTGATCAACCTAGTTATCAGACAAGAGTTGTGCCTGAATTAGGCATAGAATGGATAAGAATGGGTAGACAACCACCCATCAACACAACACCAACAAGTGATATAATGATCTCTTATTGGAATGAATTCGACTCTATTTCCGCCTCTGAACTTGCAGACTCAGATATCAATAATAAGATTCTGATATGGGGTCTAACGGCAGAGGGTCTGAATAATCCAGTTTCAACCCCAATGGGTGTAATGTATCCCCACGAAGTGCAAGCCTCAATTCTCCAAACCGTTTTACAAGAAGTTCAAATACAACAATCCTACTATCTTGAATTACTTGAAGTTGTTCTTCTTGTGGTAGTTCTTTTAGGTATACTTCTTGTGGTCTACAAAACTCCCACAACTGTATCGGCGATAGGGAGTCTAGGTGTTGTTGCAGGTCAGGTGGGATTGGGTTACTATATTTGGAATGAGCATCTAATTCTTTTTGATACTTTTTATTCATCAATTAGTTCCTTATTGGTTTTTGGTCATGCTTCTTTCAACAAATACTATGTGACTTATCAACTCAAGGAACAAATTAAGAAGCAGTTCCAAAAATATTTATCTCCTGATATGGTTGAAGAACTGCAGAAAGATCCAAGTAAACTCAGACTTGGTGGTGATCGTAAAGAGATGACATTCATGTTTATGGACATTTGTGGGTTCACACCAGTCTCAGAATACTATAAGAACAATAATGATCCAGAGGGACTTGTAAACCTTATCAATAAGTACCTTGACACAATGACCAAAATCGTATTACAATACAATGGTACAATCGATAAATATATGGGTGATTGCATCATGGCATTCTGGAATGCACCACTCGATTGTGAAGACCATGCCGACAAAGCAGTAGAGGCTGCAATAGAGATATCAAAGAAAGCCGATGAACTTATACAAGAACTTGAAGAACAAGGTTTACCTCGCATTGATGTCGGTATTGGTATCAACACAGGCACATGCATTGTCGGAAACATGGGTTCAGAACTTCGATTCGACTATTCAGTCATTGGAGATGCAGTCAACCTTGCCTCTCGACTCGAAGGCCAGACTCGCAATTACAATGGGGTTCGAGTGTTGTTATCGGAGTTCACTCATCAACAGTGTAAAAGAGGAGATTTCAAACGAGTTGATTCTATCCAAGTTAAAGGAAAGTCAGAATCTATTACCGTCTATACAATTTAAAGAGCCTTCTCTCTTATCACCACAAGAACTTTTTTGGACACTACAAGTCTTAGACATTTGGACTACCTATGAGGGTATGAAATACGAATGTGTCTATGAAACTAATCCTCTTTTACCTAGAAAACCTGATTTGAATGATCTACTTACTCACAAAACAAAATGGTTAGCATGGGTGCCAGTAGTATTACAGAATAACACAACATTGACAGATGAAGAGAAACAAGATGTATTCAGACCAGGTAATCGAATGATGATTGCAGTGGTGTTCAATAATCTTTTAGTTTTAGAAAGAGTAAAAAAGCGAAAAAATTGTAAAAAAATGGGTTGAAAAAACCAGATTAGTCATTATATAATATAAATATAAGTGTAGATGCTCATGGTGAGGTCTACTAAAACTAACTTGCTTATAAAAGGAGAAAACTATGTCTATTTATGACGATATCTTTGGGCGAACATTTCCGTTTGCCATAGGGTTCGACAGAACCTTTTCACTACTAGAAAGAGCCGCAGAGGCACCTTCTATTAATTATCCACCTTACAACATTATCAAGGACGATGACGAACATTTTCGCATTGAACTTGCTGTTGCTGGGTTTGATAAAAAAGAACTTAAAGTCTCAAAAGAGAAAAATGTTCTAACAATTGAAGGCAAAAAAGAAAGTGGTGAAGATGAGTCTTATCTTCATAAGGGACTAGCCTCTAGGTCTTTCAAAAGATCATTCACACTTGCTGATGATGTACTAGTCGTTGGCGGTGATCTAAAGAATGGTGTTTTGATTATCAACCTAGAGAGAGTAGTGCCAGAAGAAGATAAACCACAACTTATCAAAATCAAGTAAAACTCTATTGACTAGTAGCACCACTTGTGATATAGTGGTGCTACTATAATATTATAGGAGTATATTATGTTGAATGTAGGTGATAAAATTCCTAATGTCGTTATGCCAGTAAGGGCTGATGGCGATTGGGTACATTTGAACACCCACGAACAATTTGCAGAAAAAAGAGTGATCATCTTTGCACTGCCTGGTGCTTTTACACCAACTTGTTCGTCTTTTCAATTACCTGGTTTTGAAACAATGTTTTCACAGTTTCAGGAAAAAGGTATTGATAACATCTATTGTCTCTCAGTGAATGACTCATTCGTTATGAACTCATGGTTTGAGGCACAAGGCGTTCAAAATGTCAGACCATTACCAGACGGTAACGGTGAATTCACCGAGCTTATGGGTGCATCTGTAAAGAAAGCAAACTTAGGTTTCGGTATCAGATCATGGAGATATGCAATGGTCGTCAATGATAATGTAATTGAATCAATCTTTGCAGAAGAAGGATTTGGTGACAACATTGAAACTGATCCTTATGAAGTATCTTCACCAGAAAATCTCTTAGATAATATCTAATGCCAGATTTCAAATGTGATTTAGTCCTATCAGAGGCAGACGCAAAGTTTGCCTCTGGTAGAATCACAGAGTATTACCAAAACTTCGGTAATATGGCAGACTATCTAAGAAAAATAAAATTAGAAAGAGTTTCAGAAATGCCAACTCCTCTTTTTGGTTTCAATCTATCAGATGATTTCTTTTCAGACTTCACTATACATCCAAGAGACATGAACTTTAGAGTTGGTATTGCAGATCATGAGGTCTTTCATAACTACTTAGAAATCATAACATCACATGCTATAGAAGCATCAAATCCTGGTCGTAAACTCATTCTTATGGTTTATGAAACAAACACAAATAAGATTGTGGGTTTTATAAGACTAGGTTCACCTATGATGAACATTGCACCTAGAAATAGGTATTTTGGTGAAGTGTTGGGTGCAGAACAAATGCCTGTATTCAATAAACATGCTATCATGGGAATGATAATAGTTCCAACTCAACCTTTTGGATTCAACTATCTAGGTGGCAAACTACTAGCACTCATGTGTTGTTCACATGAAATAAAAAAACTAGTTGATGAAAAGTATGATATGAATCTATGTCATTTTGAAACTACATCACTTTATGGTTCAACTAAAAGTATGTCACAGTATGATGGTCTAAAACCATTTATAAAAGGACATGGTTTGACTGATAGTAATTTTGCACCACTTATGAATGATAATTACTTCAAAGATTTAGAAAAGTTCTTTGTTGAAAAGAATGGTGGTCCGATTGTTTGGGAACAAGCATCATCTAGGAAAATGAAATCACAATCTAAAATGATTTCTATAATCAGAAAGTCTTTGAATGAGAATGATAAAAAAGAATTTGATAAAGTTGTTGATGATGCTAGAAGACTAAATGAAAAGAAAAGATTCTATGTTTCTGATTTAGGTTTTGAAAATACAAAAGATGTTATTTTAGGAAAAACAGAAACACTTATACCTAAATCAAACTATGATAGATATTCAATTGAAAATCTAACAGAATGGTGGAGAAAGAAAGCTTCAAACAGATACGAAACATTACTTTCAGACGGAAGACTTAGAAATAAATTAGAAGTTTGGAATGAAAATCCAGGTGAAATAGATATTATAAGATAGTGTATAGAATAGTTGAAAATCCATTTGAAAAAGATGCCGCTATAGAAATTATAGAAGGTGATTACAAAGGTCTAGTGTATCAATATGGCAAAGTACAATTCGAAGATGGTAAACCGAACATAAATTTTCAAAGAACCATACGAAGATTGCCAGATATAGTTGAAGATAAGACAGATGAAGAGATTGACAAACTACTAAATAATAGTGAACTAAATAAGATTATGGGAGATATCCTAATTGAATTATTACAGGAACAAATAAAAAATGAACAAAGAACTATTGAAAGAACAGATAAAAAGGCATGAAGGAGAAGTCCTAGAAATATACGAAGACTCTTTAGGTTATCTAACATTTGGAGTTGGACATCTAATAAAAGAAAGTGATCCAGAATTCGGTCAACCAGCAGGTACACCTGTATCACAAGAGAGGGTTGATGAGGTCTATGAGATTGACTTTGACAAACATGTTGAAGAAACAATACATGTATTTGAATCTAAAGGTGGTGAAGACTTCTACAGTCTACCAGAAGACATTCAACATGTGTTGGTCAATATGACTTTCAATTTAGGTGGCACGAGATTCAGCAAGTTCAACAACATGTGGAAAGGTGTCATTGAAAATGATTGGGAAAAAGTTGCTGTTGAAATGGAAGATAGTAAATGGTTTGGTCAAGTTGGTCGCAGATCAGTAGAACTACAACAAATGGTCAGAAATTGTGGCTAATCCATTACCAGTTGTAAAGTGTGTTATTCTAAACTCAGGTGATATACTTATGGGATTCTATGAGTTCAATGCAAAAACTCAGATGCATACACTTTACGATTGCAAACAATGTGTCAGTGAAATATCAGAAGGCAAAATGGAAGTTTCACTTGCAGATTTTATACCTTTTGCAAAAGAATACAATTTCTCTTTCCACGAAAGTAAAGTGATCACTATCTTTGATGCAAAACCTCAGTTAGAAATAAACTATAAAGTGTCAACAGGAAATTTAGATTCAACATTAGAAAGTAATGCCCTTAGAAATGGCAAAGTGAGAGGTCAGAAATGAGAAATGAAATAATACAAAGTTTAATTGCACACGCGGATGCGCATATCAACAAACACAAGATGAATGTAGAAATACATCTTTCAAATCCAGTAGGTGTTGGGGAACATTCAGATCATTTAGAGACAATCGAAAAAGAATTAGAACAAATTGCTCATTATGAAGATCAGAAAGAAGTTCTTCTCAAACACTTCAATAATCCACACTTTACAGCACAAACTACCTTGACAGAAGACTAATACTGTAGTATCATTACAGTATGGATTTCTACACGAATGTCACTCGCACACGAGACAAAATTTTAGCAGTTGGGTATAAAGGCAACAAAAAACAAAAGTTGTCTATATCTTATCGTCCCAAACATTTCATTCCCTCAAAGAAAGGTGACACACCTTATAAATCACTAGACGGCAGACCACTTGAAGTTGTTGAACTCAACTCAATGGGTGGTGCAAGAAAGTTCAGAGAGAAGTATGCAGGTGTTGAAGGTTTTGAAATCCATGGTTATGACCGATATGTTTACACATGGATATCAGACAGGTTTCAAGGTGATATAAAGTTTGATCTATCTCTGATTAGAGTTGCAACACTTGACATTGAGTGTGAATGTGAGAATGGTTTTCCTGAACCCATTCTTGCTAACGAAAGAGTGAATGCAATTACAATGAAACCGTTCGGTAAAGATGCTCATGTCTTCGGCATTGGACCATGGGAACACAACAAGACAGATATAGTATATCATAACTGTAAAAATGAAATGGACTTACTTGTTGAGTTCATCAAGTATTGGCGTGCAGAACAATTTGATATCATCACTGGTTGGAATGTAGATTCATTTGATATAACTTATCTTTGTAATCGTATTGATAAAATACTCGGTGAAGATGAACACAAGAAACTCTCGCCATGGGGTCTATCAGATGTGAGAGAATGGGTATCATTCGGTCACCAAAAGAACATGAAATATAATCTTTATGGTATCAATGTGCTTGACTACTTGGAAATGTATCGTAAAAAGACTTTTGTAAACCAAGAGTCTTACAAACTAGATCATATTGCAAATGTAGAGTTAGGTAAAAGTAAATTAGATTACTCTGAATATGGTTCACTTCATACACTTTACAAACAGGACTATGCAAAGTTCTTAGAGTATAATCTAAAAGATGTTGTTCTTGTAGAAGAACTAGAAGATAAACTTGGATTTATTGAGTTGGTGCTAAATCAGGCTTACACGGCAAAATGTAATTACGATGACACATTCGGCATGGTGAAGTATTGGGAAACTATCATCTATAACTTTTTGAAAGAGCAAGGCATTCAAACACCACCTCAAAGACTGAAAACAGGAAATGATAAAACAAAATCGATTCAAGGTGCTTATGTAAAAGAACCACTAGTCGGCAAACACGATTGGGTTATGTCTTTCGATTTGAACTCTCTGTATCCACATCTTATCATGCAGTTCAATATTTCACCTGAAAAAATAGTGAAAGGTAATAGACAAGATGTATCAGTAAAAAGACTACTAGATAAAGAATGTGATCTATCTTACACCAAACAGAAGAATCTAACAATTGCACCCAACGGTGTGATGTTCAAACGAGATAGACAGGGAATGTTTCCAGAACTCATGGAAAAATTCTATGATGAACGAAAAGAATGGAAGAAAAAGATGATCTCTTATCAAAAAGAGAGAGAAGTTTGTACAGATCCACAAAAGAAACGAGAGCTAGATACTCTTATCAAAAGAGCATACAACAATCAACAAGTTCGTAAGATTGCATTGAACTCTGCTTATGGTGCAATGGCAAATCAATACTTTGCCTTCTTTTCTACCGATCTTGCTGAAGCAATTACACTATCAGGTCAATTAGTAATCCAATGGGCAGAAAAAACTATAAACAAATATCTAAACGAATTATTGAACACTGATAATGAAGACTATGTGATTGCAATGGACACCGATTCTATTTACATCACAATGGATAAATTTGTAAATCAGATTATGCCTGATGCACCTAAAGATAAAATAGTAGATTTCTTGTCTAAGGCAGAAAAGCAAATTGAAAAAGTTCTTGCAGAAGGTTTTGATGAACTTGCAGAATACACAAACGCATTTCAACAGAAGATGGAAATGGGTAGAGAAGTGATTGCAGACAGAGGTATTTGGACTGCAAAGAAAAGATACATTCTGAATGTTCATGATAACGAAGGCGTTAGACTTGCAGAACCTAAACTCAAAATGATGGGTATTGAAACTGCAAAGTCTTCAACTCCACAATGGGTCAGAAAGAAATTAGAACAAGTGCTAAAAGTTGTGATGCAAGGTACAGAACAGGAACTTTGGGAGTTTGTAGAAACTGCAAGAAAAGATTTCAGAAATCTACCACCAGAAGATGTCGCATCACCAAGAGGTTGCAATAACCTACAACAATATGCAGACTCAACAACAATTTATTCAAAAGGTACACCAATTCATGTAAGAGGTGCTTTGTTATATAACCATATGTTGAAAGATAAAGGTCTAAACATGAGATATGAAATGATAAAGAACGGCGAGAAGATACATTTCACTTATCTAACTACACCTAATCCTATAAATGAGAATGTCATTTCATTTATCAATGTATTTCCTAAAGAATTTGATTTGAGAAGATTTATAGATTATGATATGCAGTTTGATAAAGCTTTCATAGAACCTCTGAAAGCAATCATAACATTGATCGGTTGGAATGTAGAACCAGTCGCATCACTAGATAATTTTTTTGCATGACAAAAGAAGAACTTATAGAATTGATAACAAATCTTCATCCTGAAGATACAAAAGGAGAATTGACAGGTGTATTTATTGGAAGACATGGTGAGGTGGTTACCACTGATTCTATTAGGATTGACATGGATGGGGGTCGAGTTATATTGGCTCAGAAGGGATCGGGTGAAGCCGAACAAAACAAAAAGAACTGGCAACAAGAATTAGAATTTGCAAGGAATAGAAAATGAAACACTTGATACGATGGATGAAGATCAATGCCTTCATCAACTTATATCTCGGAATAATTTTAACATTCGTTTTGATTGCACTGGTAGTGGATATTACACTAGACAGTTATTGGCATTCAAATGACTTCAAAGATTTACTTTTAGGTAAAGATGTGGCATCTACTGATTAGTATCAAGTTTTATGTGTACAGTGTGTTGGTTGCTCACATACTTGCACTCTTCTATCTATTCCCTATTGCAATGTTTAATATCGTAATATATTCATTTGCATTATTTGTTTGTATGTCACTTATTATAGCATACGGACATTTCAGAATGCAAATAGAAGAGATTATGGAATTTTACGACTACGAACACCATAACGCATACATTATACATAACGAGATTGACCTTAAATTGAAAAGCACAGGGTATCACCTCACATAAATAAATGAGGGGTTAGATTTGCAGTTGGCAGTCTAACGAAATACACCAATATTGGAGTAATTATGAGAATAGTAATGTATATGTTACTATTTTCTGTGGTATTACTTCCTTCATGTGCCTCAGTTGGAGCAGTTATTGAAGGTGGTAAAGAGTTTACAACTGGCGTTGTTGATGGAGCAGTCAAAGGAACTGCAACAATCACCAAGGCAGTTGCTAATGATGTAGTATCAGTCGGAACATTGGCTGTTGATACAGCAACAGGTATCGTTGATAATGTTGCTGAAGAAGTCGACAGACAGACAGACGAACTACAGAATGAGCAACCTGAAAAAAAGTAGAGGATATCATTCCGACAGCAATGTTGCTTGAGGCGATGATGCTCTATTGTTCAGAGTTCCCACAGAAATGTAGAACTATAAAGGGGAACTGATAGTTCCCCTTTTTTATAAATAAAACTATGTATGAATATAATGTATTAGTAACAAAAGTGGTTGATGGTGACACAATCGATGTCGACATTGACCTTGGATTCGGAATGACCTACAAAAAACAAAGGGTCAGACTTATGGGTATCGATACTCCTGAATCTCGCACAAGAGATTTAGAAGAGAAGAAGTTCGGTAAGGCATCCAAGAAACATCTTAAAGACCTTTTATCTAGAGGTAAAGTCTCTCTCATTTCACACGACAAAGGTAAGTTCGGAAGAATACTAGGTGAGATATGGGTTCATTCTGTAGAGAATGAGGGCCATCCTGTATTTGAACATGAGTCTAAGTTTTGTGTCAATGCACAAATGATCAAAGATCACCATGCAGTAGAATACACTGGTGAGAATAAAGCGTTAGTACAACAACAACACATGGAGAACAGAAAGTTTCTGATTGAACAAGGTTTAGTATGACTCTCTTAGATTGTGTTTTTATATTATTATTCAGTATAATCTTTGCAATTCTATTGGTTATTGAAACACAAATCAGTTCTATCAAAGCCATGATGGAAGAACATACTCGCTATGAAGAACCATTGAAGAATGGTCACAAAAAGAAGTAAAAAACCCCTTTACATATCCTTATAAATAACTTATAATGAATCATATACATTATGAGAGGTGCATATGTCATTTATTAAAGACTTAGTAAAATCCAGTGGTAACGAATACGCTAGTATCGTTGCTGATGGTGTTGCAGCTGGTGATGTCGACTCCTTTGTTGATACAGGATCGTACATCTTCAATGCATTATTATCTGGTTCACTACACGGTGGACTTCCTTCAAACAAGATTACAGCAATCGCAGGTGAATCTGCAACTGGTAAAACATTCTTTGCATTAGGAATATGTAAACAGTTTCTAGCAGACAATCCAGATGCAGCTGTAATTTACTTTGAGTCTGAATCTGCAATCACAAAAGAAATGATCGAAGAAAGAGGAGTTGATTCTTCTCGCTTTGTTATTGTTCCTGTTGTGACTGTACAAGAATTCAGAACTCAATCAATCAATATCTTAGACAAGTATCTGGAGACTCCTGAAGACAAGAGGCCTCCAATGATGTTTGTTTTAGATTCACTTGGTATGTTATCAACTACTAAAGAGATTGAAGACACAGCAGACGGCAAAGAAACAAGAGATATGACGAGAGCACAAGTTGTCAAAGGTGCATTCAGAGTATTGACTCTAAAACTTGGTCGTGCAAAAGTGCCAATGGTTGTAACCAATCATACATATGATGTAATTGGTTCAATGTTCCCACAAAAAGAAATGGGTGGTGGTTCAGGATTGAAATACGCCGCTTCATCTATTGTATATCTTTCTAAAAAGAAAGAGAAAGAAGGAACAGAAGTCATAGGCAACATTATTCATTGTAAGAATGCAAAGAGTAGATTGACTGTAGAAAACAGAGTCGTAGATGTAAGACTATCATACGATAAAGGTTTAGACAGATATTATGGTCTACTTGATCTTGCACTTGCAAGTGGTGTTTTCAAAAAATCATCAACAAGGGTTGAATTGCCTAATGGCAAAACAGAGTTTGCAAAAACTATCAATAACAATCCCGAAAAGTTCTTTACAGATGATGTAATGGAACAATTAGAAGAAGTAGTAAAAGGATATTTTAAATATGGATCAAGTGAGACTAGAACAGACGATACTCAGGAATCTGATTCAGAGTGATACTTTTTGTAGAAAAGTAACACCTTATCTCAAATCGGAGTATTTCACCGAGAGTGATGAGCGAAGTGTATTTGAAGAAGTACAAGCATACTTTGACAAATATAAAAAACCACCAACAGTAGAAGCACTTCTCATAAACCTTGAGAACAATTCCTCTTTGACGGATAATGTACTCAAATTGTCTAAAACCACTGTTGAGAAATTTAGAAAGCAAGAAGACACACCACAAGATTGGTTGGTCGAACAGACTGAACAATGGTGTAAAGATCGTGCTATCTATATCGCTGTCATGGATTCTATTGAGGTTATCGATAAGAAATCTCAGAGATCAACAGGTGAAATACCCGAGCTCTTGAAAGGTGCTCTATCAGTATCATTTGATACACACATTGGCCATGATGTCTTAGAAGATGCTGATGCTAGACATGATTTCTATACACATGAAGAAGAGAAGATTCCATTTGACTTAGAATACTTCAATAAGATTACCAAAGGTGGTCTACCAAATAAGACACTCAACATTGTACTTGCAGGTACTGGTGTTGGTAAATCATTGTTCATGTGTCATGTAGCAAGTTCAGCTTTGATGATGAATAAGAATGTTCTTTACATCACCATGGAAATGGCTGAAGAAAGAATTGCAGAAAGAATAGATGCAAACATTCTAAACATTCCTATCAAAGAACTGCCTGATATAAACAAAAAGATATATTCTAAGAAGATTGATAAACTCAAAGAGAAAACAAAAGGCAAACTTATCATCAAAGAATATCCAACGGCAGCTGCTCATGTTGGTCATTTCAGACATCTACTACAAGAGTTATCACTAAAGAAAGATTTCAGACCTGATATTATCTTTGTTGACTATCTAAACATTTGTGCATCACATAGAATCAGACCTGGTGCTGGTGCAAACTCTTACACTCTAGTGAAGAGTATTGCAGAAGAACTTAGAGGTCTTGCAGTAGAGTTTGATGTGCCATTAGTATCTGCAACTCAGACTACAAGAAGTGGATTTGGTTCAACAGATATTGGATTAGAAGATACATCTGAATCTTTTGGTTTACCTGCAACTGCTGACTTGATGTTTGCATTGATCACTAGTGATGAACTAGAAGAACTAGATCAAATGGTGGTCAAACAGTTGAAGAATCGTTATAACGATCCGACCATCTTCAAAAGATTTGTAATTGGTGTTGATAGAAGTCGTATGAAGTTCTATGACTGTGAACAAGAAGCACAAGAAGAACTTATTGACAGTGCTATCAATGATGATGTTCCTGTCTTTGATAGAAATAGAGGCAGTGAAAAATTTAGTGACTTCAAGGTATAATTATGGAACCATTTGTAAAAAAACAATTTGATGAATATCAAGCAAATTATGTAGAGAAGGATGTTTTACCCAAAGAAGAGCTTCGTGATCGAATCATAGAAGACCTATCTTTTGTCTCAAAAATGGGAGTAGAAGAATACACTCTCTATCAAAAGTGGTTGGAAATACATATGAAGTATCCAACTCAGAACATAGGCACATTGTTCGGTGAAGAGAAACAGTTTGTAAATGAAAATCATCTAAAACTTATCAATGAATCTAAAGCAAACATTTGGTTTCCAGAAGATCCTATGGATTTCGAAGCACTTGAACCTGAACTGATTTATACAGATAGTTTGAAAGACAATAACTCAGCAGGTACACTAACTGAAAAATGGAATTGTGTTAGGACATTTACCTCTACTATGAAAAATTCTTCTAATATAGGTCGTAATCTACATTATCTAGTAAGAGACAAAGGAACTGGTAAATATCTAGGAGTTATCTGTATTACAGGAGATTTTATTGATCTAACACCAAGAGACGATTATATTGGTTGGGAGAGAGAATACAAAACTAACAGTGGTAAACTAAACAATTCTTGTATTGGTTCAACTATTGTGCCTCTTCAGCCTTTAGGATTCAATTATACAGGTGGCAAATTGTTGGCTTTATTGTGTTTGTCCGATGATATTCAAAAACAATGGAAAGAAAACTATGGTGATGTTTTGGTTTCTGTAACCACCACATCATTATATGGTAAATCTAAAACAGGTGGATTATCACAATATGATAGACTTACTCATTGGAAAAAAATGGGCTTTAGTTCAGGTTCATTGTCATACGAATTGACCAAAGATACAGAAAAAGAAATGTTGAAGTACGCTGAGAAACATTACAACGATAGATACTTTCTTTTATATGTTGCTAAACGAGAGAATGGTCAAACCCTAAAAAGAGATCATAGAAATAGAATGAGACATTTCATATACTCTAAGTTAGATATACCTAAAGATATCATTCGTAGTGATCACCAACGAGGTATCTATTATGCACCTTTATATGATAATACACGAGAATTCCTTAGAGGCGAAATAGAAGAAAAAGACCTAGTAAAAAGCATTGATACATCTACAAAAGCTTTGACAGAGTTGTGGAAAACAAAATATGCTAGAAAAAGAATTACAAATCTGGTGAATAATGGTAGAGCCAATCTAACAGAAACCTTATTTTATGATGATATATGTTTCCTATCTTGGGAAGAAACTAAAGAAAAATATCTAGGTGAGGTTGGTAGATAGCATAAATAGTGGATTAGTATGGATAAGTCACTGAAACATAATGATGTTATAGAATTGATCTCTGAAAAGATTGCTTTGAAGAGAGAAGTTCGTACACTTCCTAAAGATGATAAGAAATCATTACAGAGGTGTCAAAAAAGAATAAACAAGATTGAAAAAATTTTACAATCTAGACCATTACAGAAGTCATAAAAATAAATAACTGTAAACAGGAGAACTAATGGAACACCAAACTTATATCGATGATGAACTAAATCCTAGAATCGCAGTATGCGACACTTTAGCTACTTCGCTACAAGCTATACACGATTTTTTCAATCAATTTGATACATCAACTATGACAATGGCCGAATTACAAACAGCTGTTGATAGTTGTTCTATAACAGATTTTAGATCAAACTGGATTGACGACTATGTGACGAGTGAAGATACAGATGAGAGAGCTAGAACTTTTGTTCAAAATCAACTAACTTATCTAAACGAAAACATTTCTAATAATAGTACTACAAAAGCTGATTTAGAATCTAAAAAAACTGAATACGAAGCGAAGATAGCTGGTACTTGGACAGCACCTGTAGAATAATTAGAAATAAAATAGCATAAATAGTAGTATTGCACACATTTTTGTGTTATAATACTACTATATGGCAGCTAAAAACACACATTTAGAACACTTAGAAGACGAAATTCTAAATTTCGGTATCGATGGTGGTCGATCTGCAATAAACTTTCTTCAAGGTCTCAGAGACATGATGAAAGGCAATTCCAACTCATCTGTCAATATGACTGTAAAATGGGACGGTGCTCCAGCCATAATATGTGGCATGTTACCTATGACCAACAGATTTTTTGTTGCAAAAAAATCTCTATTCAATAAAACTCCACTCTACTATACATCTGAACAAGAAATTAAAGATGCACCTGAACTCAAAGGTGATCTTCAAACCAAATTCTTAGAGGCATATAGACACCTATCTAAACTTTCATGGAACACCATAATGCAAGGTGATCTAATGTTCACACAATCAGATAAAAAAACAAAAAAGATAGATGGTAAGAATTATATCACATTTCAACCAAACACCATTCTATATGCTGTAGATATGGATTCTGAACTAGGTAAACAAATAGCATCTGCTAAAATTGGTATAGTTTTTCATACTACATACAGTGGAAGTTCTATAGAAGACCTGTCTGCTCAGTTTGGTGCCAACATATCTAAACTAGGTTCAAATCGTGATGTTTGGATGGATGATGCAACTTATAAAGATGTTAGTGGTAATTCTACACTTACAGCAAAAGATACAGTAAAACTAACACAAGTACTATCAGAAGTTGGAAAACAATTTCATCAAATAAAAAGAAAAGACCTAGATAAGTTCAACGAAATTCAAAATGAGATTATGAAGAAAGGTGCTGGTGCAACTTACAAAACATATGTCAACAGTCTGATCAGAGCAGGCAAATATAAACCTAACTACAATGATTACATGAAACACTTTGAAAATTATTGGAGAGACAAAGTAGTTGGTGCTGTCAAACAAGAGAAAACGAAAGAGATCAAAAGAGAAATAGGTGAACAATTATATAATGAAATGAGGTCAATAAATAAAATGATAACTGCCATGGCAAGATTCCAAGAACTAATTGTCATAGCAAAACAAATAATTATAGATGGCCTCAACAGAGCAAAGTCAATAGGAACTTTTATAACAACAGATACAGGATTGAAGACTGTAAATCCTGAGGGCTATGTTGCTATCGATAGAACAGGTTCTGCCGTAAAATTGGTGGATAGAATGGAATTTAGTCAAGCTAACTTCAATGCAGCTAAGAATTGGGATAAGTAATGAAAAATTTAAAAGATTTTTTGAAAGAACAGAAACTAAAGAGTGCAGTCTTTACATTTGGTAGATTCAACCCTCCAACTATTGGACATGAGAAACTTGTTGATAAACTAAACAGTGTCGCAAGATCATTTGGTGGTGATCCAATTTTATTTGCATCACATTCAAACGATAAGATGAAGAATCCATTAGCACATAGAGATAAGATCAAGTATCTCAAAGCGTTCTTTGGTCGTAAAGTCAAAGTGATGGATGTAGATGCAAGACAAGTATTTCAGATTTTAGTGTTCTTATATGATCAAGGTTATAGAAGACTAGGTATGGTTGTAGGTTCTGATAGAGTCAAAGAATTCGACACCATCATCAAAAAATATAACTCAGTAAAAGGTCGTCATGGTTTTTATAATTTTGAAGATATACAAGTAGTATCTGCTGGTGAAAGAGATCCAGATGCAGATGATGTTTCAGGAATGTCAGCATCTAAGATGAGAGAATACGCAGAGAAAGGTGATTTCGAATCATTCAAAAAAGGTGTACCTTCTCAAGGCAAAAAGATAGCGGACAAACTTTACAAGGACATTCGTAAAGGTATGGGTATCATGGAGAATACTCTACCTGATTACATGATAGAAGACTTGATTACAGAAGGCGTATACGATCCAGGAACTTTCAAAGCAGTTTTCCTAATGGGTGGGCCAGGCAGTGGTAAATCTGCAGTTGTAAAACAGTTGAATCTAAAAACACTAGGACTAAAAATAGTTAACAGTGATGTTGCATTTGAAAGGGGACTAAAGAAAGCAGGTCTATCGTTAGACTTACGAACACTAGATGCAAATGTCAGAGATAACATTCGTGGTAAAGCAAAAGAAACTATGAAAAAAGGTTTAGATGGTTACATTCAAGGTAGACTTGGTCTCATCTTCGACACCACATCCGCAAAAGCAAGCAAGATATTAGACTACAAGAAACTATTAGATGGTCTTGGTTACGAATACAAAATGGTGTATGTAAACACATCACTAGAGTTTGCAAAACAGAGAAATGCAGAACGAGCAAGAAAATTACCTGATGCAGTGGTTGTATCAGACCACGAAAAAGTACAAAAGAATGTAGAAATGTTCCGAAGAGTTTTTGGTAAAGACTTCATAGAGATCAAAAATGATGATTCATTTCAAGCATTACAGAAGAAGGCATCATCATTATACAGTAATATGATGACATGGGTATCCAAATTTCCTTCTAATAAACTTGCAACTCAGTGGAGAGAGATTGAGTTACTAATGAAAAAATCATATAAATAGTACCATGGACTTAATAGATCAACTAAAAATAGAAAGATTGCTTGAAAAGAAAGTCAAGCAAGATAAAGAAATCAAAGACCGAGACGGCACTCAGCCTGCAAAATATTTTGCAAAAGATGCCGAAGGCGATGATATGGCAAAGTCCACTAAACAAGATCGTGCTAGACACTTTGAGAAAGGTGCAGAGAAAGATGATAACGATCCTTCTGCATACAAACCAGCACCAGGTGATGCTCAGGCAAAAACAAAACCTTCTCAACACACTAAGAAATTCAAAAAGATGTTTAGTGAAGATGCAGTCGCAGCTGCCAAACTAAAGGCAAAACAAGCAGACGAGTTAGAAAGACTCAAAACAAAACAAGAAAGAGAAGCAGAAGCACTCAAAGATCGCCACGATAGAGAAAACGAAAGACAAAAAGCAAGAGACGAGTCAGAGAAAGAAAAAGAGGCAATCGAAAAACAAAGACAGTCACAATCAGAAGATACATTACCTGATATAGATGTAGATGCAATCTTAGAAAAGGCAGAGTCAGAAGCACAACAAAAACTTATGGGTATGGCACTTGCATACAAAAGAGGTGAAATGAAAGATGCATCACCTAAAGTCAAAGAACTTGCAAAGTCTATGTCAGAGAAAGACTTAGAAGATTTTGCAAAGACAAAACATAGTGAAGTACCTGCAAAGAAAGAAGAGATAGAAGAAGAATCTGCCGCTGATAAGTCACTCAAGGACAAGGCAGATAAAACAGGTATTGACTTCGGTATACTCAAACAAGTTTACAACAGAGGTGTTGCAGCTTGGAGAACTGGTCATAGACCAGGTACCACACCAGAGCAGTGGGGACATGCAAGAGTAAATTCTTTTGTAACTAAGTCTTCAGGCACATGGGGTAAAGCAGATGCCGACCTTGCCAGAAAAGTACAAGGCAAGAAAGAAGAAGTCGAAGAAGGTATGATGGTTGGCAGAACACATGAAATTATTGATACAGTTCTAAACAGAGTAAGAGAGAAACTTACTAAAGAATATAGATCAAATCCTGAAAAAGGTGTTAGACTTTTACAATCATTTGCAAGTATGATGAACTTTAAAGTATCAGATAAAGCACAGAAAGATGGTTATCTGTTTCTAAAAATGGGCGATGAACTTACTGAAGGTGCTAGAGAAAGAATACAACAGAGATTCTATGATAAACTAGGCATTGATCAACAAACACACGACTTCATTCTACAGAAAGACAAAGAATGGGGAGAGAAAAGACTCAAAGCAATTAAATCACCTGACGGTCTTGAAGCACTTATGAAAGTAGACCAAGAGATTGAGAAAGAGAAATCTAAACTCATTCAACAAGGTAAGTATGTCAAATATTGGGAGAAATAAATGAGTGAACTAGGAAAAGGCAACTTTACTGATAACGGAGTACACGAACACGGTACAGACGAAACACGAATTGCTTATCAAAACGATACGCCAGGTCAAGCAGTTGATCAATTTATCAAAGAAAGAGAAAAGGCATTCCACGAACAGAAAGAACAAAAGAAGAAACATTTTTCTCAAGTCTTTCAGAATCCTCTCAAAGGTTTTCCATATAATGAGGAGTTCGAGGTAAAAGAACTATAGTAGACAATACATACTTGTAATGAAGACACTAAAAGAAATAACCATAGACGAAACTATTGCACAACTGCAAGAGTCGAAGACTAATATACTAGACAATCCTTTCCGTCTAGGTTCTATGATGTATTTCGAAGTTATCAAAGAAGCACGCCGACTTGTATCTGAGGGTCGGTACACACTCACAGAAGTTGACAAACAAATACTTGAAACCGATATAGGAGAATTTGAAATCTATGAAGGAGAAATTGTTCCTTTGGATTGCCCTTTCGCAATCTATGAAGAAGAAGATGTCGAATTGAACAAACCTAAAAGAGGTGGTCCTAAGAAGTATTATGTCTATGTCAAAGACGGTGATAAAATCAAAAAAGTTACTTGGGGAGACACAACAGGTCTCAAAGTAAAATTAAATAATCCAGAAGCAAGAAAATCCTTTGCCGCTAGACACAAATGTGATCAAGCAAAAGACAAAACAAGTGCTAGGTATTGGGCGTGCCGCCTTCCACTATATGCCAAACAGTTGGGTCTTTCTGGTGGGGGCGACTTTTTCTGGTAAACTATATAAGATAGAGGTTATTATTATGAATGAAGTGATGCACGAGTATTGGGGTCGTGAAAACGACAGAAAATCAGTTGTTAGATTGACAGAAAAAGGATTTGAAGTTGATCTTCTAGTAGGTGAAAATGTACTAGAGACAAGAAAACTACATGACCATTCAGAGAGTTATGCTGAGTCATGTGCTGAAAATTTTGTAGACGAGATTTTTGATGCAGAAGACCCAAATCCTAACAGTGTTGGTTATTACGGATTCAACGAAAAAACAGATAACTATTATCCTGAAATAGATGACTAAACCATATACAGAAGAATTATTTCTACAAGAAGGTACAAACAGAAAATATATAATTAGAACATTTGATACCAATGTAGACGATGATGAACTTGTTTGGCATACAGACAAACAAAACAGAACTGTAACTGTATTGCAAGGAATAAACTGGCAGTTGCAAATGGATGATACTTTGCCTAAAGAATTGGAAATAGGAAAACAATACTTTATCACAAAAGGAAAGTATCATAGACTAATAAAAGGCAAGGATAATCTTGTGGTAAGAATTGAGAATATATAAATAATAGACTATGAGTTATAAATCAGAAAACTGGAAAGAAAAACTAGACGAAGTAAGGCAATTTGTTCAAAGAAAAGAAGGCTCTATTGAAAAAACAGCAGAGCAAATCATCAATGAAGAAATTGAAGAACTTCTACATGAATTCGAACCTGATGATTCTTTTGTTAAAGAAGATACTATTAATGAAGAATCAATGGAAGATAAGATCAAAAAACTCTTCAAAATATCAGATAAAAAAGCAACATTAGGCATTGCTCATCTTATGAGTATGACTGACCCTAAAGTTCTTCTAGGAATGCAGAAACAAAACCCCAAAGGTTTTGAAAGAATGGCAAAGAAACTCGGTGAGTTGCCTTCTATGGAAGCTGTTGAAGAGGCAGTCGAAGAAACTCCAGTAAAAGAATCAGTTGAAAAGACAGTAGAAAAACTAACAGAAAGAAACATGTTAGGTCGTCTTGCAAAACAATTAAAATTAAATGAAGAAGGCAAACAAAAGATGTTTGACTACTTCGAAAAAGGGGAACTCAAATAATGAACATCAAAGATTTACCAAAAGAGTTGGTCGAAGCTTCCAAAAAAGTTTTAGAACAATCTAAAGAATACCAAGAATTCTTCAAAAAGGCATTAGAGAAGTTTGGTGTATCATCACCTGCTGACTTTGATTCAGAAGAGAAGAAGAAAGAATTCTTTGACTACATAGATAAAAACTATAAAGGAGAAAAGGAGACAGACTAATGAATCTCTTTTACGAAGCAAAACAAGTATTAGATAAAGACGGCAAAGTAAATCCTCTTGGACCATATGGTAAGATGAAACTTACAGGTCAAGAAGTTGCTTCATACTTTAGAAAAAATAAAGTATCAGATCCAAAAGTCAAAAAGGCAGTAGAAGTTGCACTTGATCTTGGTGGTGCATATGATATCGCCAGAAAAGAAATCGCAAAGTTCTTTGGTGACAAAATACTTAAATCAAAAGAAGTTCAAACTGCACTTAAGTTCGCAAACGAAGAAGTAGTTGCAGAAGGTAAACTTGGTGACTCAATCATTCGTAAAGACTTCCCTAATGTTTGGGCTGCAAGTGCAAAAGATAGAGAGATTCTTAAAAAGTTTCATGCAAAAGTAGATACATCAAACTACAAACAACAAAAAGATTTATACAGAAAAGATATCAAAGGTTTTATTGATTCATTAAATGAAGGCACAATGGCAATTGGTATCTTTGACAGAAATCCTTCAGAAAAGAAAAAGGCAATTGCAGGAATGCAAAAACTCCTCAAAGGTAAACAAAATGTAAAAGTTGGTTCACCTGAAGGACGAAAGATTGGTGATGAGTTAGATATGAAATATCTATCAGATGACGAACTTGCTGATGATTTCGCAAGACCATCAAATAAAAACATGACGATTTCACAACTTCTCAAAAAACATGCGAAAAGACTTGGATTGAATTTCAAAGAAGAAGTCGAAGAGGCAGTATCAGTTATGGATTCCTACAGAAAGATGTGGGAAGATGCAGTTGAGTTAGACGAAGAGGTCTCAAACCTTACAGTTGACCCAAAAAACAAGTTATCAAAACCTGCTGATCAAAACAAACATGCATTGGAAATAGTAAAAAATGCAAGAAGATTTGGACTTAAAGCATCAATGATGGGCAAACATGTTAGAATCAAAGGTGCAAAAAAGGCAGTCAATGACTTCTTAAGAACAGTAGTTGGTAGATCATCATACGGTGACCCAACAGAAAAGGACATGTCAACACCTCAGATTGACAAGATGTTGACTAAAGATTTAAAGTAATGTCTAAAGAATTGACAAAAGCTGAAGTTGAGAAAGTTCTCACTACAGACGCAAGATTCAAAGTCTTCAAAGAGAAGATTAGAAAACTTGGTTATGTAAAAAGCGATGCTAAGAAAGTAGCTGCTGTCATGGAAAGATCATCAGATTTTGCCATGATGTCAGATCAAGGCAATAAAAAAGTTGCTCGTGCTGTTGCTCAGGCAAAAAACGAGAGAGATTTGAAAGATAAACTTGATAAAATCTCAAAAATGGCAGGTGGAAAATATGCTGAAGCTTCAGAAGATGAAGTCTTTCAAAGAGCATTAGATGCAATGAATTCAAAAGCATCTGGTGGTCAAACAAGAGCTGATGCAAATGTTCTGATACAGTTGAAAAAACTAAAAGATGTCAAAACAGATGGCAACATTCAAACCAATGACATGAAAAAAACAAAGGTAAAGAATGCAGATGCTGTCAAAGTTCATGACATTTTAATGAAAGTTAGGGCACCTATTCGGGATAAATACCTCAGATTATTACAGAAAGACGATAAATCTTTCAAAAAAACATTCGATGCAATTGCATCACTAAAAGTATAACAGGAGAGAATTATGGCACTTTGGGGATTATTAGATGACGAAGCTTCAAAACCAAAATATCTAAACGATGCTGATAAGGCAAACACATATGGTGTAGATACTGCTGAACAAGCTGCAAATGCTGATTCAGGTGTTGTATCAGAAGGATGGTTATTAAGAAAAGCAGTTGGCTCAAGAGTACAGTGGGAAACATTGGTTGCAATGTCTTCAGGTTCAATGGGTGCTGATGTCGCTGACTTTGATGACGATTCAGACTCAGGAACACCAGATGTTGATGACGATTCAATCTTACCAGACAGTTAAGAATGGCTTGGGTAACCGTAGCTGGTTCCAATAGTATTTGGGAATATGATAACGCTGCAACAGCAGCTGACACATATAGTGATACACCTGGAACAATATCTGCTGGGGTTAGAACATACACTTCTCCATTTACTGGTCTCGATAAGAAAACCTATATTAAGTGTAGGAAGACTGGAGAGACCACTGTAAGAGGAGAGATAAATAAAGATTATTACGATAATCTTATACCGTAGGGAAAATTATGAAAAAGTTTATAGAATTTTTATCAGAACAAAAAGGATTTGAGGGCGCAGGTTTATCTTCTCTCCATAAACCATACGACTTAGATGAAACAGAAGTAAGAACTAGAGTAAATGCTATCTTAGGTCACACTGCAAGTTCAGAATATATGAATCCTAAAGCTGCCATCAATCAGATGGAAGCAAAACTAAATCAGTTGGGTCTATCAACAGAAGGCGTCAAAGATTTAGAAGTGAATGAAAGTGGTGAAGTGACTATTCCTTTCAAACTACATGGTGATATCATGGGTAAATCAGTAGACACACCACATGACGAAATAGACCATGAAGAAAGAGTCTACAATCTAAAAGTTCGTTTCGAACAATTAGAAACTGGTTCATTCAAGGTATACGGCGAGTTAGTATAGTGACAAGACAACTACTCGAAGACATTCGATCAAAACTCATAGAATATTCAGGTAGACCTGAACCAGATTTTAATGATAAAGAAATGTCTGAAATTCAAAAAGTGATATCTAGAGCAGTTGGCAAGAAAGTTGACATGGGCATGAGTGATATTAGTTATCATACAGGTGGTATGGACTTCGGTGGTGAAGGACAAAATGACATAGTTGTAGGATCAAAATCCAACAACGGTAAACCTCCCTATGATATATCTGTTATAGATAATGACTCTGGAAATGAGGTTGAAAGAAAATCTGCAAGAGATTTTAGAGGTGTGTTATCTACTGTAACACAACTTGCAAAAAAACACAAGAAAGGGTTAACAAGTTACTAACCTTTTCATCTACACCTATATAAAGGTGTAAACAACATTATTATATTATGGGTCTATTTGACAAACTAACACAAAAGAATTTTCACGCATTTGCACTTCAAAACTATGATGATCCTCAATGTGAGGATATAGAAGATTTTGAAGAAGACTTGCGTAGATTTCGTTATCTAAAACGCCTTCTCCATAGATATCATAACAATGGTGAAATGAGAGAAAGACTAATGCTAAATCATCTTATCACACTTTTCAATGTATTTGGTTATCATGCTTGTATGAGAATGTTAGAATTCAAAATAAAAGATCAACAATATTGGACCTCTATAAAGACTATGTTATTATACCTAGGATATGTAGAAGAAAATTGGAAAATTGAAACCAAAGTAGACGAAAAACTAGCACAAAGACTAAGAGAACTATAATGCTGGATTAGCTCAGTTGGTAGAGCAGTTGATTTGTAATCATCAGGTCGAGAGTTCGAATCCCTCATCCAGCACCAGAACATGGAACTAAAAACATACAAAAGTATATCTTATGTTCAAGGAAATGTAGAAGTTCCTAATGGCTTAGTGGATAAAATCTTAGACAAAAGATTGGATTTTTTTCCATGGGCAGAAGAGAACAATAATTATGACTATTGGACAGGTCGAATGTATTACAATGGTCAGATATGGGAAATAGTTCCAGAGACAAAACAAATATTAGACCTTGCTGTTCAGGCATTAGAACATCACAATCTAGACCCAGCAAATTATTATGCTAAATGTTGGGTGAACATCTGGCCTAAAGACCAATATATCAACTCACACGGTCATTGGGGTGAATTGTCGGGATATTGGGTGCTACAAGATACTGGAACCACAACATTATATGATGTAGAAGACGAAACATATGCTATTGAAAATACATCAGGTAATTTTGTATCAATAAGCTCAAAAGTCATACATAGAACTACAACCAACGAGTCAGATACATATCGTGTAGGATTAGCTTACACACTCTCCACAGATAGGCAAATAACTGTAGAGGAGAAGTTTTACAGAAGAGAAGTGGCCCATGATCATAGTAGATCACATCTACATACTCGACAATTTGATGATCAAGGCAATTTAGTAATCAGAGAGAGTTATGTAAGTCTAAAGGATGCATAAATAACCATTATGGGCATAGTCGACACATTAATAGTC